TGCTTGGTATCCGTAAGCAGTATTGTGTATTGATGTGCCTGACGAAGGTATGGTTGTTTCAAATCCATAGACAGTTCCAAAATCGGTTGAGTTTGATGTATTGATAGTTCCTGAAAAAGTTTTGACCCCTGCTATCGTTTGGTCTCCTGTTGTTAAAACGGCAGTTCCTGAACCACTCGCTTTTCCGTTTAATTGCGTTTGAATAGCACTGCTAACCCCGTCCAAATAACCAATTTCGGTTGGTGATATTGTGAGACTGTTCGCAACAACATTTCCAGTCAGCGTAGTAGTTCCAGTAATATTAGCAGTTGTTATATTAGCAGTCGTAATATTCGCCGTAGCAGTAGTGGTTGTGCTAAATGTTTCAGCACCTTGTGCCAAAGGAAACTTCAAAAAATACTTCTCTCCTTCGGCAATAGTCAGCGGAACATCATTTACATTAAAAACTGATGGATTAAATATTGAAAGAATTTCTGTTGGTGGTGGGTAAGTCGCCATTTATAATAGATGGATATTTTATTCTTAAACTGTCTTTACATTGACAGGAACTTCCATCAAATCACCGCCCTCTTTACTGACAATAGTCTCCACATCAACCTCAATCGGTTTTCTCAATTTAGGGTCTTCGGGAACAAAAAAATGTTTTAAAATGTATTCATTCTTTTTGAAATCCACACTCTTGTTGAGGTCGTCAAACATAAACAGAAAATCCTCCACATCTTCGTATAAGTTTTTCTTGCGATGAGGATACGCATTCAAATAATGGAGCAGAGCGAGGCAGTAGAAACCACAAGCGTTATTCATTAGACTTTGAATATCTTTTGTTGAGTATGGGAGGTATTGTCCTGTGGTATTTCTCACAACCTTCTTGACATACTCGGGTGGGGGCATACCATAACTATCAAAATAGAACGGTTCATATTTGCCATTCGCATATTTATTGACTTGGAGACACACCCAGTGCGAACCTGTGTTTTGTTTTCCATACTCATCTAACTCATTCTCCATATTGATGATATACGCTTTGTTGAGTTTAATCTTGCTCGGTAGTTCGTCTTTGAAACAAATCTCTTCCAAAGGGATTTTCATCTTCTCGCACAATTCTTGAAGTTGATAGTCTGTCAGCATCTGTTATATTATTAAGAAAGAAATTAATTTTTTAATAATACATTATTCCTAAATTACGCATATAGTCCCGCCCCCGAATGAAGATGTTGGAATGATGGAGGGATTTGGAATTGTTGATGGAAATTACTGCCGAGTGGTTGCGATTTCATTGCTGGATGAACTCCTACCAAAGACCCGCCTTGTGTTCCTACAATTCCTCTCGTCATACTCATATCAACACCTCTGCCACTGGAAGCGTAAAGTCCTCGTCCTCTCATTGACGAAGCATAAAGTCCATTACCGACAGACATACTGCTACATTCTTCACAACAACCCTTTCCTTCAATCATCTTCGCCATTTCTTTATTTTTTTTCACTTGGGCGAGTGATGCTCTCCTTCGCACTCCCAACTTTTGAACTCCCGCACCAAGAAACTTCTTGGGATTTTTCTGGTATGCTTCGGGGTCATCAATGTATCCAATCGCCCCTTTCTCTAAAAACTTACCTGCCTTCTCTCCCAATTTCTTACCAGCGATACCCGCAACACCAGCGAGTTCGGGTTGTCCCACAGCAGTTGCTAAACCTGCGAGGGCAGTCGCTCCTGCGGTAGGAGCACTTTTCGCCAATGTCCTAATTGCTTTCTTGACGGGTTCTTTGATAACATCTCCCAACTTATAAACTTCTTTCTTAATCCCGACTTTATCCAAAAACTTGTCAAACTTCTTTCCAAAGATACCTTCGCCTTGAACTGCTCGGTTCGCTTGGAGTTCTTCCAACGACAATTGAACTTCACTGCCTTTCCCCTTTGAGAAACTGCGAGTGAGAGCATCATACTTGTCGGGCATTACTACTAAATTAAAACCACATCCCGCCATTGCTTGTTTTACTCTTACCTTATGTCCGTTCCTTAAACGAGACAATTGTTTCGCTGATGCCGAAATACGAATGTCCTTCATTATATATTACTAACAGATAATAAATAATGACTTTTCTTAATTTTAAATAACGCCTAAACTCTTGTTCCCGTCAAAACATCAATATCAACCTCGCACCCGTATTCTATAAAGCAAATTAGCTGGATAGGTTTTTGAGTAGTGTTCTGCCCGATGATTTGGACTGACTTGGGGACGCTCTCTTCAACTGGAAGCATACGAGAGACATCAACATAGTAATAGCAGTATTCCATTTCAAACCCAAGACTATCAATGAGCGAACTGGTGAGACCATCAGTCAATCCACCATTTACGGCATTCACTCCAAGTAATTGATTGTTGAACTCCTCAAACACATACCTCTGGGTGTTGTAGAGCATATTCTGTCCGCTTACAACCACATTGAAATTGGAGAGATGGCAGAGAGGAGAAGTAGCACCAGTTCCTGCGGGGTCAAAGGGGGACTGCCAAGGAGACAAACCTGATGGAAGTTCGCTGGTTGGAGCATCGCTGGTTGAGGCAAGACCCGTTCCCGCAGAGTAGAATGGCAATATCAAAACTGACTTAATTCCAGCAATACCGTTCGTCAATAGTTGATTGAAAGTTCCGCCTTTGGAAATACTTGAAACTTGGTATTGATAAACATCAGTGTATTTAATCTTCTTAATAGGACTGGATAAGTAAGCACTCTCAAACGAAGGATTGAAAGTATAAGCGGGGCAGTATAATTGAATATTTCTTGAAAGTTGTCCTCCATTTGAACCAACCAATCCTGAAACAGTAGAATTTAAACAAGTTGCTCCAACACTTAAATCGTAATATAAAGTAGTTGCTACACCTGACGCTCCTCCAATATTGTTTCCACCTGCTCCATCAAGTGTGGAAGCAATCATCAATGGATTTACACCTCCAACTGAATTAGAAAATGTGAATTGTTGGGTTGCTACACCAGATGATGAAATTCCTCTTGTAATTGTCGTAGTAGAATTGTTTAAATTCAAGGTCATCTTCATAAAAACTCCCTTCAAAAGAGGAACTTGTTGAAAGAAAGAATGAATATGTTTCAAGTAAATAGTTGCCATAACTGAAATTTGGAAAATACCCGAAATAGACCCAGAAGTAAGAGAACTTTGCTTTTTGCTAATATACGATTTCCATAATGTTGTGGCATTAGCAGTAGATAACATAGTGCTATACTGTGCTGACCCTGTTCCAGCATCAATAGCACCAGCATAACCATCAGGGTCAAAAGCAATATATTGTTGTCTCTTCAAGAAACCAATATTTCCTCCACCAGCATTGAACTTGGAAAAAACACTCTCAATAGTTCCAGCGTTTCCAGAAGTCTTGAAATTGATATTATTACAAACTCCTGAACCAGTGCTTGTTCCTGTGGAAGACCAAGTCTCCATAGTCCAAGCGAGTGGGTCATCGGGATAAAAACCAATAGTAGAACCAATTGTTGCTACATCATTCCAAGAGAGAGTAGTCATCAACTTAAACGAATTCCACATATTGATGTATGGAGTTTGCTGAACGATAGTCGTCCCGTTATAGTCCAAAGTAAAACTGTGGATAATTTGACCGAACCAATTTTTAAGACCGACGCACATATCAGCAGAAGTTCCAGCAGAAGCAGGAATGAAACTGGTATCTAAACCAGCATTGGCAACAGTGATGAGTAATGGAACACTTAAATATGCCTCTCTATAAGACATATACTTGTTGCTGTTGGAAAGTTGAGATGTGTCAATGACACTTTGATTAGAGGAGTAAGAACCATTTTGGTTATCCAAAATTGAAATCCAGTCTCTTTTTAAAAACACAGAGGGAGACCCCTCAACTTCTTGGGACAAATCAAATACGAGTTTATCGCAGGACATTGTTATATTCTATGAGAAGATAAAAATATTTGGGAGTTCGCCTAAATCAAAGCGAAAAATTAATGTTCTTGGGTTTCTTACCCGCAGGTTTCTTGATGACTAAACTTTGGAGGGCGGACGAATTCATTAATCCCATACCGCCAACTTTCTGGTTAGTTGTCGCTTTGAACTCCTCAACACTTGAATAAGATGATTGACCTCCCTTGCCACCGTCTAAAAGAACCGCTCCCACACCTGTTCCTTTCATTCCTCTTGTTTGATGTGTGGGAATTGACCCTGTTCCTCTAATGTAAAGTTTCGTCATATACTATTATCCTACATATTTATTTTTTCTAAAACCTGTTTCCTTAAATTACGCAATCGCAAGATATTAATGTTGATGGTGTTTATCATCGTAATCTGCTTGGTAAGTTCTCTCTCCTGTTTTGTTTCGTTCCCGTTCTTAATTTCGGTCATTAATCGCATCTGCTCCTTTTGAAAATCCTCATACAAGCGGTTCAATTGATGTTCTCCTAAATCTTGGTTATTCATTATAATATTACAATAGAAAATAAATTGTGATATTAATTTTTGTTTTATTTGGTTTTGACCTCGTCCTCTTGGGCGAACGCTAAAATAATCGTCATCTGCGGGTCGTTGATTTGAAGCGGATTGAAATCTGTTCCTAAAAGACTGATTTGAAACTGATTGTAGAAACCGCTTATCAACTTACACCATAAGAATGCGGGTGGTTTATCTATGATTGCCTCCCCAACGGACACACTCGGTGTTATGCTGTAAATAATGCTGTTTGGGATTGCGACATTGTTATCAACTCCCGAGCAACTGACGAGGACTGTTGAGTTGGGTTGGAGATTGGGGGATTTGGTGGATAGAGTTTCACTGGCAGATGTCGTAGTTGGTGATGGAATAGTTCCCGCTTCAAACCCAATCAGGTCTCCCAATTTTTGACCTATGGTTAGGTATGGACTGAATACAGTATTTGGGAAACCTCCTGCTCCATTGAACCCTGCCGAAGGAACACTGAAACCCGCAGGAACAGTTATGGGGACTTGTCCTAAATCAATTTGAACCGCATAGCGAGTTGGATTAATTAGAAAATTCAAATAAAACAGATAAGCACCCGTTGCGTTGTTTATCAAATATCGGTTCGCTAATATTAATGTGGAATGTAAATATGTATTGAGTTGGTCTATGTTGTAGAGACCATCGGGGATTGTGATTGTTGTGGTTTGGTCTGTCCCAACACTATCCTTCCAATAATATGTGAATGTATTATTTGCTAAACTGGTGGAAATATTGAACCAACTGTAATACATATTGATACTTGACACTGCCACATAACTCTTATCAAACTTGACGGAACTCGGGAACTTGAAAACTAATTTATTATTCTGTCCGTCCTGTATCAAATTACTTGTATTCAAAACAACAGTTCTCATCTATATAATTAAGCAGATATTTTATTTGTTTTTCACTTCATCTTCATC